CCATGGCTGGTGCTAAGACCCGTGTAAATTGGGATAGCGCAAATCCAAAACAATCCGTAGTATTTGCTAGCTACGACATGCCAGTCATCAGCAAAGTTTCTGTTGGTTTGGGTGTTAGCCAAAGCTATCAAGACATTCAAGAGCGTGCAGTAGGACTTACAGTATCCGTAGGCTTCTAAATAGACAATAGGTTATGGGTTCCTAATAAAAACCCCCACACACTTTACACACTAGGAGAAAACCATGTCAATGACACCCTTTGAAATACGTCTTGAGCTTTTAAAAATGGCAAGAGATATGTTATATGATGAATATAATGCTCAACGTGACCGCATTCAATCTGAATGGCACGTACAATGTGAAAGCGCAAAAGCCAAAGGTGAAACACCACCTTTACATCCGGCTTTACCACAAACTCCCTCAGAAACAGAAATTATCAGCAAGGCTCAAACCTTGAATGGTTTCGTGTCTAACATTCCTATGGAACTTCCAAAAGTTACCAAGAAATCGTCTTGAGGGTTGGGGTCTAACCCCAAACACACACAAGGAGAACAAATGAAGTTGTCAAAAACTTTATTGATTGTATTTACCTCGTTATGTATACCCATTTCTGCCAAGCAATATGAACCTTCAGTTAAGGAACAAGTTGGTGCAGATATTAATAAACAGGTTCTTTGTATTGCTAAAAACATTTACTACGAAGCAGCAAAAGAATCACATGAAGGAAAATTGGCCGTTGCACAGGTCACAATCAATCGTGCAAACAGCAAGAGATATCCATCCGATTTTTGCGGTGTTGTTTACCAGAAAACTGGTTCAACCTGCCAATTCTCATGGACTTGCGAGAATGTTAATCCAGTTAAGGATTCATATGCATGGGAAGAATGCCTGTACATTGCTAAAAGGGCATTAACAGAATCAGTATTGCACAGAGAGCTTGCCAAAACCAAGGCAATGTTCTACCATGCAGTCTATGTTAACCCCGGTTGGACCAATATCAGAGTTGTGAAGAAGATTGGCAACCACATTTTTTATACCAAAGGATAATCGTGCCTACGAAAACAGAAATTAATGATTTTAGTGAAATGATTTCCAAGTTGTCATACATCTTGGGAAGCACACATATGGATGCTATCATTCACCATTGTGAACAGACAGGTATGGAGGTTGATGTTGCATCATTATTGGTCTCCAATGCTTTGAAGGCCAAGATTCGTGAAGAAGCCCAAGAATTAAACCTATTGAAAAGAAGTGCCTCTTTGCCGTTATGATTTTCTCGCTTGAAGAAGGTTCTGGATTCTCGGCCTTTGCTTTATATAATGCCATCAAACTTCATTTTATTACTGATAGCTACGATTATTTTAAGTATCACGGTAAGACCAACGTTACCAGAGATAACTTTGCCATCAGGAAAGATAAGTATACTTTCTATAAGTTATCCCGTAAATACAAACTGGAAGACTTAAAGAACTTTTATGTGGCTAACTTCCTCGTTACCGAATCCAACTGGATTGGTGAAATTGCCAATCTGGAAGGTGAAGAAGTCTATAAGCAATGGCAAAAAAGAAATCAGAGCTTGACTTATAGATTCGAACAAGATATAATAGGTCTTCTCAACGCAACACAAACACCAAATGAAATGTTGGTGGTAGAAGATGGTCAGTATCCGTTACTCTTAAAAGAGTTAACTTACAGTACCATAAATTTTGAAACGGTGTGTATATTAAATCACATTATGAATTTCTTGCCTATGTGGTCCAAAAAAATATCAGATGATGTTGTTTGGCCTTCATGGAAAAGAAGAATTGAAAAGTACACACCGTTCATTGAATTTGATAAAGATAAATTGAAATTAATTTTGAAAGAAAGTTTGAAAGAACATGCATAAACTAAAAATTTCTTGCATCTACCTGGACATGGATGGTGTAATATGCGACTTTGTTGCCCGTTACAAAAAACTATTCAATGAGAGTCCAGACCAAATTCGGGACAAAAAACAATTTAATCTGTTCAATCAATTCATTCATGGGCAAAACTTTGAAACACTTGAAATGATGCCACACGCTAGTGAATTACTGGAGTTTTTACGAAATGCACCAGGGCCGACAGAGATACTTTCATCGACTGCTCGACAAGACAGTCACGAAAACATTTCAAAACAAAAAGAGATTTGGTTGAACTCCCACGGAATTACATTCAAACGTAATTTTGTACCGGGTAAACAACTAAAGAAAGAATATGCCAAAGAGGACACCCTCATCATTGATGATACCGAAAGTGTCATTACTGATTGGCGTATAGCAGGTGGTCATGCAATCTGGCACAGGGACGTGCCTAACACCTTGGCAATGTTGAAGGCTATCCTTTGACAACGCCTAAATAATGTTATATAATGCATCATGTGGACAATCCGTTTATACACTATACTCCGTTAATACGAAAGGTAAATTATGGTAGATTTCTCTAAACTTAAAAAATCGTCTGGTAATTTGGACAAACTAACCAAGGCGATTGAACAACTCAATGCATCAACTGAAGGTGCATCTGACAAAGAAAACTTCTGGCGACCAGAGGTTGACAAAGCAGGTAACGGCATGGCAACTATCCGTTTTCTTCCTGCATCTCCACAAGACGGTGATGATGGCCTTCCATGGGTCAAAATCTTCTCACATGGATTTCAAGGTCCTGGTGGTTGGCTTATTGACAACTGCTTGACAACCAAGAATCAGCAATGTCCCGTGTGTGAACACAATAGCCGTTTGTGGAATTCTGGTGTAGAAGCCAACAAAGAGATTGTACGCAAACAAAAGCGTAAACTCAATTACATTGCTAACGTGTACATCGTAAGTGATCCAAAGCATCCTGAGAACGAAGGGCAAGTTAAATTGTTCAAGTTCGGTAAGAAAATCTTTGATAAGATTACTGAGGCAATGAACCCTGCGTTTGAAGATGAAACAGCAATCAACCCATTTGATATGTGGACTGGTGCTAACTTCAAATTGAAGATTCGTAAAGTTGAGGGCTATCAAAACTATGATAAGTCTGAATTCGAATCTGCGGCACCATTGTTGAGTGATGATGACGCACTTGAAAAGATTTGGAAGTCTCAAGCTTCATTACTGGAGTTGGTTGCTGACAAAGAATTCAAGTCATATGATTTTTTGAAGACCCGCCTCGACAAAGTACTTGGTATCACAACCAGTATTGATGAAGATGGTGGTCCAAGAGCTCGCACTACTGTGGAACAAGCAAAGGCTGCACCTAAAAAGGCACCAGTTGATCTTGTTGGCACAGATGACGATGATATGGCATACTTCAGCAAGTTGGCCGAAGAAGATTAAACTCTTTTAATAAAAGTTTAGACCCCGCCTAGTGCGGGGTTTTTTGTTTATACTACCCGTGTTGAATTCATAATCATTCTTTGGAAAGTATCTTCCAGATTACGAACAGCGGGTAATGCTGATTTGCCTGTTGTTGTGGATTTATTGAGTGAGTTTAGATTGTTAACCACAGATTCTAGTGGTCCGGCAAAATCAGCCAATTTCATATCGGTATTCTGACCCATAACAGAAGCCAATTGTTGACCCATGTTTGGAACAGCCTCCGGTGTCGCCATAGATGCGGAGGGTGCAGACAAAGGCATAGTTCCACCACCACTCTCAGGTGGTTCGGGAGTTGCTGTAGGTGCACCGGTTTCTCCGGCAGGTGAAGATGCGGGTGCTGGCGGTGTTTTGGATTGTTGAGTTTGCATACCAGCCATTGGTACCTGATACATTGCTTTTTCAGGATTTTCAGCCAACCAGTTTTTCAGGCCTTCTCTATCGGCACCTAATTCTTGTACCAATTCTTTATCCGTTAAATCAGACTTAACAAAATCCTCAACAGTTCTTCTTGGTACTTGTTTAAGTGCTTTTTGTTGTAATTGTGCAGCTGCTTGTCCTTCTGTAAGATTACCACCCTCAAGTTTACTTCTTACACTTAGAGCATAAGCATTGTTATCATATTCTTTTGCATAAGGGTCTTTAT